TGTACAAATGGAATGAAGAGTTAGTTAACTGGGAAGAGGTAATTATAGAAGAATAATATGGCGACTACAAAAATAAACCACCCAGATTTATTAGATTTAAATTCGTCTACAGGTGCAACTGTATTCCCTAAAGGAACTACGGCAGAACGTCCTGTATCGCCAGAAGCTGGGTATATTAGATTTAACACCACTGACAATGTTATGGAAACATACGATGGCACAGAGTGGCTAACTTTGGATACGCTTCCGCCCCCACCTTATGCGGTAGATTACTTAGTAGTTGCTGGCGGCGGTGCAGGAGGTATAACTTATGGTGCAGGTGGTGGAGCAGGCGGATTAAGAACATCTTACGGTTCTACGTCTGGAGGTGGTTCTGTTTCTGAAAATAATATAACATTTAATCCATCTAATGTTTATACAATAAGTATTGGAGCTGGGGCATCTGGAAATAATGTACCCGCAACTACAGCGGTTTCAAGAAATGGTTCTGATAGTTTTTTATCTGGATTAGACATAACTACAATTACTTCAATAGGAGGTGGCGGTGGAGCTACTGGAAATACTCCTGGAGGTTCTCAATACCTTGATGGAAGCAGCGGAGGTTCTGGAGGTGGTTGTTGGACTACTTCAACACCTGGAACTGGAACGTCTGGTCAAGGTTATGCTGGTGGAAATGGTACAAATTTAGGCGGTTATTCTGAGGTAAATGGAGGAGGCGGTGGTGCTTCAAGTGTTGGACAACAAGGTAATTCTTCTAATGGGCCTGGAGATGGCGGAAGTGGTCTTTTAGTTAGTATAACTGGCTCTTCTGTCTATTATGCAGGCGGTGGAGGCGCTGGTGGCCCAGAGTCTGGAGCAGGAAATAATCAATTTGGTAGTGGTGGAATTGGCGGCGGTGGTAATGGAGGTTATTCTGTTAGTGGCTTTGAAGATGGACAATCTGGTACGGCAAATACCGGTGGAGGTAGTGGCGGAAGTTCTGCAGGTCTTTTATCTGGCTCTGTTGGTACAAGTGGAAACGGAGGCTCTGGAGTAGTTATTCTTCGTATGCCAACAGCAAACTATTCAGGAACTACGACAGGAAGCCCTACGGTTACAACAGATGGTTCTGACACAATACTAACTTATACATCTAGCGGAACATATACTGCTTAAAAAAACCAAAAAACACGTAATCTTATAACTATTAACAATAAACCAAAACCAATGACACTTTTTTACCGCACTCATTCGTGGAGTAGTGAACCACAAATCACCGATGAAACCAAAAAGTTATGGAAGCATATAGCTGAAAAAACTAACTGGAGAATCACCCAATTACCAAACGGTTTTTTTCAAACCGAATACCAAGATCTAGAAAAAGAAGATACTTGGAACGACGTAACCAGAAGAGAAACAGTTGCTGGTGCTGAAGCTGCTATTGATTCAACAGTAGAGCATTACGCTAAAAAGCTGGAATTCTTAGACGGGCCTAAAGTCGTTAAGACCTTTAAATAAAATACTACTTCAATCAAATTAAATTAAATTATGTCAGACGCAATTGTCAAAAACCTAAGTTTCGGTAACGAAGCTAAGGACAAAGTATTTGAAGGTATCACAAAACTCACAAAAGCCGTTAGCTCCACGCTCGGGGCTAGCGGTAAATGTGTGATGCTAGAAGATGGAAATGGAAGACCAATCATAACTAAAGACGGTGTAACAGTAGCAGATAGTATTATACTATTAGATCCTGTTGAAAATATGGGGGCTACACTTTTAAAAGAAGCTGCTAGAAAAACCGTAAGTGAAGCAGGAGACGGTACAACAACCGCAACTGTGTTAGCACACGCTATATTAACTGAAGCTTACAATGTAGCTGATAAAATTAGCTCAAGGGATTTAAAAATTGGTATAGACAACGCTGTTGAGAAAGTAGTTAAATACTTAGAATCAATTTCAGTTAATATACAAGGAGATATGATAGATCAAATAGCTACTATATCTACAAACAATGACGCAGAGCTTGGTAAATTAATAGGTGACGCATTTAGATCTGTTGATGAAACAGGTGTAGTTATGATGGAAACATCGTCAGATGGTACTACAGCAGTAGAAATAGTTGATGGAGTACAATATAATAAAGGGCTAACGAACTCGCATTTTGTTACAAGCAAAAGTCAAAGAGTTGCTGAATTAGAAAACCCTTATGTATTATTAGTTGAATCACCAATTGATAATATTAGACAAATTCAAAGCGTGCTAGAGTTTGTTATAAAAGGTAATAAGTCTTTACTTGTAATTGCAGACGTAGACCAACCAGTACTTGCAACTTTAGCAATGAATAAAGTTAAAGGTAATTTAAAGATTAATGTTATCAATGCGCCAACATACGGTGTAGCTAAAAAAGAAACATTAGATGATCTTGCAATGCTAACTGGTGCTACTATTATAAACGAAGACTTAGGAGATGATTTAGATTTAATTAATCCTCAATACCTAGGTAATTGTATAAAAAGTGTAACTACAGACGAAGAAACAATATTACAAGTTGGAGAAGTTTCAGAAGAGGTTCAAGATACTATAAAAGGTATTAAAGAAAAACTTGTCACAACTAAAGAGCCTTACGAAATAGTAAAGCTTGAAAAAAGATTAGCAAGACTAGCAGCTAAAATAGCTATAGTAAAAGTAGGTGCTAATTCAGAAATAGAATTAAAAGAAAAGAAAGATAGGGTTGAAGATGCTATCTGCGCAACTAAAGCCGCAATTAAAGAAGGTATTGTACCTGGCGGTGGAATCGCTCTATTAAACGCATCGGAAACAGTTAAAGCTAATACAATAGGTGAAGAAGCGCTGTTAGAGGCTATTAAGGCGCCATTTAAGACCATTTTAGAAAATGCAGGTATAGAATACCAAGAATCTAAAAGAGGCAAAGGAATGGGTCTAAATGTGATAACTGGTAAAAAGGTTAATATGATCAAACACGGGATTATTGATCCGCTACTAGTTACTAAAAGCGCGCTTAAAAATGCAGCTTCAGTCGCTACAACTATTTTATCTACGGATTGTGTAATTAATAACTTAAGGATTAATGAAGGCAATAGGTAGAAACTTAATAATAGAAAAGGTAAAAGAAGGTACCACTGAAACAAAAGGTGGTTTACTTCTTGCTGAAAACCAAAGAGAAGACATTAGGTATATTATGGCTACTGTTGTTTCTGTAGGTGATGAAACAGCTGGTATTAAAGAGGGTGATCAAATTTATTATGATCGTCATGCTGGGCATAAAATAGAGGTAGATAAAGATATTTACCATATTATAAAAATTCAGGATGTAGTTGTTGTTCTATGAAAAGGCTAGAAGCAAGTGATATTAAAGAATTAAACTTGTTAAAACATTACCGAATAATAAGGCAATGGGCTTGTAGAAACAACGACTTAAATGATGCAGATTTAGAGTTACTGATCTACTTTGATTGTATGGGTTTTTTCACCAAACAAGATTATAAAATCGGTACGTATGCTTATAGTTGGGATAACACGCGCTGGAACAGATTATTGAAAGAAGGGTGGATTACGGTTTGGAGAGAAAGAAACCACACCACTCAAAAATATCATATATATAAAGTTTCATTTAAGTGCAAGCAACTTATAAGTAGAATGTATCGTATTATGCTTGGTGAAGAAGATATACCTACAAGTCATAGAAGAAATAAAATAATGAAGGGTAAAACCTATATGGATACCGTTCTAAAGACTGCAATTGATAACGTAAATAAAGATAAAGATAGATAATATGTACAATCCAAACGAACAAATGATAGACCCTATGACTGGTATGCCAATGCAGCAAACTGCTGTTCCACCAGCGCCTAGTAATACACTTGGTGTAGCTAAACCTGTTTTTAACGATACTACTCAAACAGCTGCTCAAGGTCTTTACGGTGATGTAGAGCAAAGACAAATGTCTATGGGTAATAGAACCCCTATGTTTATGAAAGATCAAACTGGTGATGGTAAAATCACTAGAGCAGATGTCATAAAGGCAAGGGTAGAAGGTTACAAAGAATAATTATTAAACTAATAAAAGATATTATGAAAAAAACTATAACACCAGCTGTAGGTAAAATAGAAGCTCACGGCACAACAGGAGCTAATGCTTTATGGGATGGACCGTTAGACACTACTGGTTTTCCAATGGGCAAAGGATCTAGCAGCGGAAAAAATGGTATGAAAGTTAGTATGGCTGATGTTCCTTATTCAGAAGGACCTATTACGTCTAAAACTTATGCTAAGGGAAATGGCAGGGGCTGATATTAAACTGTACATCATTAACGCAATATCTTTATTAGTTTCTATGACAAGTATCGAGCCTGTATTGAAGATCACGTTATTATTAGTTACTATAGGGTATACTGTTAATAAGTGGTATCACTTGTATAAGAAGAAGTAAAATGATTAGCAAGCATATATCTGATAAAGAAGGTGTTTATTCAAGAACTGCTTTAAGACTTGATATAGACAATACACCTGAGCCATATCACTTGGTTAACATGCAGATAATTGCTGAACTTGTTTTTGAACCACTTAGAGAGTGGGTTGGAGGACCTATAAAGATTAATTCTTTTTATAGGTGCAAAGAATTAAACTCAGTTATTGGCGGAAGTTCTAGATCACAACATTGTGAAGGTAGAGCTATTGACTTAGATGATACATTTGGTCATAAGACAAATGCTGAAATGTTTAATTATATAAAAGATAACTTAGATTTCGATCAATTAATTTGGGAATTTGGAAACGATAATAATCCTGACTGGGTGCATGTTAGTTATGTTTCTTCTGATGAAAATAGAAGAAGAATTATGAAGGCTTACAAATTAAATGGCAAATCAAAATACAAACTAATATAATGGCATACGTACAAAGTAAATCTCCTTTTTTAAGGACTAAACCATACGAAGCAGGTATGTCTGCTGCTGAGAGAAGAAAGTACAACAGGGAAACTGGTGGAAACTTACAGGCACCTCAACCAGAAGGTGGTAGTAGAAAAAAATCATACTGCGCTAGATCAGCTGGTATTAAAAAATGTAAAAATCCAGATAAAAACGGTGATTGTCCAAACGACATTGCAAGACGTAAGTGGAAATGCTAATATTAATATATAAAAAATAAAACTATGCCATTTAAAATGAAAGGTTCTCCATTAAACGCACTTGGAGATAAAACAACAGGAACTGTAAAAGTAGAAGGAGTAACGAAAAGAATTACATACCAAGATCCACCAAGTTCTGCTAGAACAAACACAATTGGTACTGTTCAAGGTCCTACGACTCCAAGAGGTTTTACTATACCTACAATAGCTGACACGACACCTGTTGAAACAAAACCAAAAGCAAAAACAACAACTCCTTCCTCAGCTCCTAGACAAAAGAAGGTTACTGAAAATAAAAAAACTTCACCTAAAAAAACAAATAAAAAAACACCTGTATCCTCAGAACCACTGACAACTCGTTCGTTTACTTCAAACGCAAATAAAACATCTAATGCAAAAACAACGTCAGAAGCAGGAGTAAAAGCTGCTAAATTTTTAAATTCAGGAAAACAAACAACCAAAACTGAAGAAGCTAAGTCTACTAAATCAACTGAAGTTTCAAAGAGTAGAAAAGAAGTGAGATTGGCTAAAACTAAAAACAAAGCAGCTAAAGTAAAATCTGATTACAACGCTGGTTCTAGAGGTCAAATGGAAGGTAAAGCTGCAAGAGCTAAACACAACAGGTTAAATAAAAGAGCGACAAGAATAGAAAAAAGAATCTCAAAAAAGAAATAATTATGCCAAACATTAGTAAAAAAACAGCTTACGACGTTAAAGAAGCAAGCAACCAATCACTTAATGCATCAGCTAGAAAAAACTATGCTAAAAATGCTCAAGCAGGAATGAAAGATGATAGTCCAATGTCTATGTATGGATCACCTGCTAAAATGAGTTGTTCTCCTATGAAGATGACTGGATCTTGGATGAGTAAGCACTGTTCTAAGTAATGGAATCCAAGGGACTAGGTGACACTATAGAAAAGATAACTACAGCAACTGGTATTAAATCTGTTGTTGATAAAGTATCAGAGGGTCTTAATATCCCTTGTGGTTGCCAAAAAAGAAAAGAAGCTTTAAACAACATGTTCCCATATAATGGCGTTCAAACTAAGTAATCCACCATATTACATCGACAATACACCTATATATAACGTAGACTTAGGTGATGAAGTGTTAGGTAAAGCCGATAGAAATGGTAGTATACTTATAAATAAAAATATTACTGACGAAAAACAAAAGCAAGATGTAATTAATCACGAAAAAGTTCACATCGATCAAATGAAACGAGGTGATCTTGATTATAATGATAGCGCTGTTTTTTGGAAAGGTAAAAAATATTCAAGGGCACAAATGGAAGAAGGAGCTAAAAACCTTCCTTGGGAAAAAGAAGCTTATAACAAATCTAAAACTAAATAACTATGCCGTTTAAAATGAAATACTCAAGTCCTTTGAGTAAAATAAACGAAGGACCTGGTGATAACACTAAAAAAAGTAAAGGTAAATTAACTGAATCTCAAACAGAGAATTTAGCTAACACTATTAATGAGATGCATGGTGAAAAAATATCTACACCAACAGGAGTTAATCTTGGTAAGTTTTCTAAATATGTTAAAAGAAGTACTAATAGGTTGCAAGAAGGTGGTGCTATTCCAACGTACAATGCCGCTGGAGGAATTACGCCGCAGCAATTTGATAATTACTCAAAGCAAATTCAAAAAGAAAATCCTGATATTAAAGCCCAATTTAAATACAAATAATGAAAGATAAAAAACCTTTTAAAGAAACAGGATTAGGTAAGTTTCTACTAGGAGCTGGTTCTACTATAATAGACGTTGTAGGTGATGTGCTTCCAGATAAAGGTCTTTTAGGAGTAGTTAAAAAGTTAATAGATAAAGACCCAAATCTAAGTGACGATCAAAAAGCTGAAGCACACGATAGATTGGTAGAACTTTATAGGTTAGAAGTAGAAGATAGAGACTCTGCTAGGAAAAGAGAAGTAAATTTAAGAAAATACGGAACAGACTGGATGTTTAATCTTACTGGCATAGTTGGATTAACTGCTTTTGCTTTTTTAGTTTATACTGTAGTTACCACACAAGTGCCAGAATCAAATAAAGAAATTTTCATACATTTGATCGGAATAGTAGAAGGTGTTGCTTTATCAATATTTGGATACTATTTTGGATCAGCAATAAAAGAAAATAAATAACAATTAATTAAATCAAATCAAATCAAATGAAAAAAGTACAAGAAATTACAAAAGAACAATTAACTAAAATTCAAGAACAGCAAAAAGACCTGACTAATATTTTAAAAGATATTGGTTTTGTGGAAGTTCAAAAGCATGGTTTATTACATAAACAAGCTGGACTAAACGAGGAAATTGAAGCTTTTAAAGCTGAACTTGAGAAAGAGTATGGTGCTATTACTATTGATATAGAAACAGGTACTTATACTGAAATTGTTAAAGAAGAAGAGTAATGGCTTCTGTTATAAGAAAAATAAGTATAGGTTCTGACTACAAGAATGACGCTATGCACTATGCTGTTGGTCAATCTGTTTATGGTGGTCACGAGATAGCCTATATATTATTCGACGAAGAAGATAGCTCTTATAACATTCACATAAAGAAAAGCAACGAGGTAATGCCATGGAAGAAGTTTAATTCTAACATGGCAATATCTGTTGAGTATGATCTAGAATACTAATGAGAAGTATTTACGACTTCATTGTGAAGCCAGTCGGCAAGCGCTATGACAACGAAAAGAAAGTTGGCGATAAAACACTTGTTACAAACTCGTCAATAGAGAGCTATAAATCTGTAAGTAATTATGCTGAAGTAGTAGCAACTCCTTTAGCTTATGACACGGGTATTAGCGTTGGAGATATTGTGGTTATTCACCACAACGTATTTAGGAGGTTTTATGATATGAAAGGGAATCAAAAAGATAGTAGATCAATGTTTATTGATGGATTATATTTTGTTGCACCAGATCAAATATATTTATATGGAAAACCTAAAAAATGGAAGACATTTAATGATAGATGTTTTATTATTCCAATTAAAAATAAAGACAGCTTCTCTCTTGAAAAAGAGCAAAAGCTTATTGGTATACTTAAATACGGTAATAGTTCCTTACAAGCGCTAGAAATCAATCCTGGGGACCTTGTGGGTTATACTCCTGGCGGCGAATTTGAATTTGTAGTTGATGAGGAAAGATTATACTGTATGAAATCTAATGATATTGTAATTAAATATGAATACCAAGGAAACGAAGAAGAATATAATCCTAGCTGGGCAAAAAGCAGTTGAGGAATTAATAAAAGTAGCTAGAGAAAAAATAGTTGACTCAGATGATGACATATCAGCTGATAGATTAAAAAATGCTGCTGCTACAAAGAAATTAGCAATATTTGATGCTTTTGAAATACTTTCACGTATTGAACAAGAAGAACAATTGTTAAATGATGAATCTGCTGATTCACCACAAAAAAATTTCAGAGGTTTCGCTGAAGGTAGATCTAAGTAATGTACGAGCAAACACTATACAAAGTACTGCCTGATCATATTAAGTCTAAAACCATAAAAACCCAAAATAGATATAAAAAATGGGAATATGGTTACAACAAAGAACACGATGTTGTTGTTATAAGCAAGACTGGAAAGATTGGAGAAATATATGAAATACAAGGATTAAAAATAGCTTTACCTTACATAGATAAAGCTTATTCAAGATCTGAAAATAAATTAGATCAGTATTGGGAGTCTCATAAAATTCCAACGGAGTTATCAAAAATTAAAACAATTTTTGAGTGGGATACTTTTCCTGATCATTTTAAAAACAAATGGTATGAATATATTGATCAAGAGTTTGAGTACAGGGAAAAAGGTTTTTCGTTTTATAATAAAGGCATTCCTACTTACATCACTGGCACTCATTACATGTACCTGCAGTGGACCAAGATTGATGTTGGGCAGCCAGACTTTAGGGAAGCAAATAGATTATTCTTCATCTTCTGGGAAGCTTGCATGGCAGATAGCAGATGTTTCGGAATGTGCTACCTTAAGAATAGGAGGTCCGGTTTTAGCTTCATGGCCAGCGGAGCAGCAGTTCATATGGCAACAATATCTTCTGATGCGAGATTCGGGATCTTATCCAAATCAGGCGCAGATGCTAAGAAGATGTTTACAGATAAGGTGGTACCTATATCAATCAACTATCCTTTCTTCTTCAAACCAATTCAGGACGGAATGGACAGACCGAAGACCGAGCTCGCCTACCGTGTACCCGCGTCTAAAATCACCAGAAAGTCCGTCGATAAGGTATCCATTGCCAAAAACGAATTACAAGGACTTGATACGACCATCGACTGGAAAAACACCGGTGATAACTCCTACGACGGTGAAAAGCTCAAACTTTTAGTACATGATGAATCAGGTAAATGGGAGAGACCTGATAATATATTAAATAACTGGAGGGTTACAAAAACAACTCTAAGACTTGGTAGTAGAATTATTGGTAAGTGTATGATGGGATCAACATCAAATGCTTTAGATAAAGGAGGTGAAAACTTTAAAAAACTTTATTATGACTCAGACGTTACCAAAAGAAACCGCAACGGACAGACTGGCTCAGGATTATATTCTTTGTTCATACCTATGGAATGGAACTACGAAGGATTCATTGATACTTATGGAATACCTGTCTTCGACACTCCAGAGAAACCCGTTAAAGCAGCGGATGGATCGTTAGTAGATTATGGTGTTATAGAACACTGGCAAAATGAAGTTGATGGTTTAAAGAATGACCAAGATGGTTTAAACGAAATGTACCGTCAGTTCCCAAGAACTGAACAACACGCATTTAGAGATGAGGCTAAGCAATCACTGTTTAATCTTACAAAAATATACCAACAAATAGATTACAATGAAGATCTTAGGAATACCTCTGTAGTAACAACTGGTAGTTTTGCATGGGAAAACGGTATGCCAGATACTAGAGTAGTATTTAATCCGCACAAAGATGGAAGGTTTAAAATAACCTGGGTACCACCTAAACATCTTCAAAACCAAGTGATAATAAAGAATGGTGCTAAATGGCCAGGAAATGAACAGCTTGGTGCATTTGGATGCGATAGTTACGATATATCAGGTACTGTTGATCAAAGAGGTTCAAATGGATCTCTACACGGTTTAACTAAATTTTCTATGGAAGATGTTCCACCAAATCATTTTTTCTTAGAATACATAGCAAGACCACAAACTGCTGAGATATTTTTTGAAGAAGTTTTGATGGCTTGTATTTTTTATGGTATGCCAATACTAGCTGAAAACAATAAGCCTAGACTTTTATATCATTTTAAAAGAAGAGGTTATAGAGGTTTTTCAATGAATAGACCAGATAAGATTTGGAATAAATTATCTGTAACAGAAAGAGAAATAGGTGGAATACCTAACTCCAGTGAAGATATAAAGCAAGCGCATGCCGCTGCTATTGAAACCTATGTTGAATCTCATATTGGTTTATCTGATACTGGCTACGGAGATATGTATTTCCAAAGAACACTAGAAGATTGGGCTAGATTTAATATAAACAATAGAACAAGTCACGATGCGTCTATTAGTTCAGGTTTAGCTTTAATGGCTTGCAATAAACATAGGTATGTACCTATAAACAGAATAGAAAGACAACCTGTTAATCTAGGTATAAAAAGATACAATAATGATGGTAGTACCTCAAAAATTATAACGTAAATGAACATATACACAAATACCAATAGTTCTTTTCCAAGCCAAGTGGTTAGCGATGTGGAAAAAGCATCGTTAGAGTATGGTATTCAAGTGGCAAGAGCCATTGAACAAGAATGGTTTGATCAAGGAAGAACTAATGCTAACAGGTATCAAACAAATTATAATAACTTTCATCAGTTAAGATTATACGCTAGAGGTGAGCAGTCTATACAAAAATATAAAGATGAGTTGGCTATTAATGGCGACTTGTCTTATCTTAATTTAGATTGGAAACCAGTACCTGTTATATCTAAGTTTGTAGATATAGTTGTTAACGGTATGACGCAGAAAGGTTATCAAGTAAAAGCAATGGCAACTGATCCTTTTGCTTTAAAACAAAGAACTAACTATGCTTTTAACGCTTTAAGAGACATTGAGAACAAAGCATATATAGATCAAATAAATGCTGAGTTTGGTCAAAATTTATACGCTTCTGCAGAACCTGATAAACTACCAGATAATAAAGAAGAGTTAGATCTCTTTATGCAACTAAGCTACAAGCAAAGTGTAGAAATAGCTGAAGAGGAAGTAATAAAGACTGTTTTAAATCAAAACAAGTACGATGAAACTAGAAAAAGAGTAGCTCAAGATCTAACAATATTAGGTATATCTTGTGTTAAAACAAGTTTCAATGTTTCAAACGGTATTGTAATTGATTATGTAGATCCAGCTTATTTAGTTTATTCTTACACGGAAGATCCTAACTTTGAGGATATATATTATGTTGGTGAAGTTAAATCAATAACTATACCAGAATTAAAAAAAGAATTTCCATATATATCTGAAGAAGAGTTAAAAAATATTCAAAACATGCCTGGCAACAACCAATATATAACTGGTTGGGGTAATTACGATGAGAATACTGTACAGGTTTTATACTTTGAATACAAGACTTACAATAATCAAGTATTTAAGATAAAGCAAACAGAAAATGGATTAGAAAAAGCTATTGAAAAAGATGATAGTTTTAATCCACCTGTAAATGATAACTTTGAAAGAGTATCAAGAACAATAGAGGTTTTATATTCTGGAGCCAAAGTATTAGGTAATAATACTATGTTAGAGTGGAAATTAGCTGAGAACATGACAAGACCTTATGCTGATACCACTAAAGTAGCTATGAACTATTCTATTGCTGCTCCAAGAATGTACAAAGGAAGAATTGAGTCTGTAGTTAGCAAAATAACTGGTTTTGCTGATATGATTCAATTAACTCATTTAAAACTACAGCAAGTAATGTCAAGAATAGTACCAGATGGTGTGTTCTTAGATATGGATGGTTTAGCTGAAGTTGATCTTGGTAACGGAACAAACTATAACCCAGCAGAGGCACTAAACATGTACTTCCAAACAGGTAGTGTAGTTGGTAGATCTTTAACACAAGATGGTGAATTAAATAGAGGTAAAGTACCAGTTCAAGAATTATCCTCATCATCTGGTCAAGGTAAAATAGCTTCATTAATAAACACTTACAACTATTATCTACAAATGATAAGGGATGTAACTGGATTAAACGAAGCGAGAGATGGTAGCAACCCAGATAAAGACGCTTTATTAGGATTGCAAAAGATGGCCGCTAATCAATCTAATGTTGCCACTAGACACATATTACAGTCTATGTTCTATTTAACCGTTAGAACATGCGAGAACGTCAGTATGAGGGTTTCAGACGTGCTTAATTTCCCTTTAACTAAAATGTCTTTAGTAAATAGTATAAATACTTTTAATACAGCTGTTTTAGAGGAGATAGAGTATTTGAATCTTCACGATTTTGGTATATTCTTAGAATTAGAACCAGAAGAAGAAGAAAAATCTCAACTTGAGCAAAATATACAAATAGCTTTGCAAGCTGGTATGATTGGTTTAGAGGACGCTATAGATATTAGGGATATTTCTAATTTAAAATTAGCTAATCAACTTCTCAAGTTTAGACAGAAAAAGAAACAAGAAGCTGCAGAGCAAGCGCAATTAGCTAATATACAAGCACAAGCCCAAGCTAATTCAGAGGCAAATGAAAGGGCTGCTATGGCTGAGGTTCAGAAACAACAAGCTCTTACTCAAGAGAAAGTTAGTATAGAACAAGCTAAATCTCAGTTTGAAATACAAAGAATGCAAACAGAAGCTCAAATAAAAAGAGAGCTTATGGCTGAAGAGTTTAATTATCAAATGCAACTTGCTCAGATTAAAGCTAACGCTGAAGCTGGGAAAATAAAAGAAGTAGAAGATCGCAAAGATAAAAGAACTAAAATACAAGCTACACAACAATCTGAGTTAATAGATCAAAGACAAAATGATTTATTACCAAAAGATTTTGAATCACAAGGGAACGACACTCTTGGTGGATTCAACCTAGAGCAGTTTGCTCCTAGGTAAATTATATTAATTAATTATATATTATCATATCATGTCAGAAACAGTAAAACAAGAAGGGGATTTTAAATTACAAAAGAAAAAACCCGCAATGAAAAAACTAAGTGGCAATAAAGATGTCATTAAAGTTGATCTAACACCTAAAAAAGAAGAGGATGCCGTTCAAGAGCAAGTTGCAGATGAAAGCGTGTTACGCGCAGAACAACCCGAAGTGGAACTGCAAGAAGTGGTTGAACAAGACGAAAAACCCGCAGTCGCTGCCACAGAGGTTATTGAAGATGAGCCAGTAGTTATTCAAGAAATAACAGACGAAGAAGAAGAAGTTAAAGATTTAACAGAACAAGTAGAACAAGCTGTTCAACAAAGTCAAGAAACAGGTAAACAACTACCTGAAAACATTGAAAAATTAGTTTCTTTTATGGAGGAAACTGGTGGAACAGTTGAAGACTACGTTAGATTAAATGCTGATTACACAAATGTAGACAACACTGCATTACTTAAAGAATACTATAAAAAAACAAGACCACATTTAGACGCTGAAGAAATACAATTCCTTATGGAAGATAACTTTAGCTATGATGAGGAACTTGATGAAGAGCGAGATGTAAGAAAAAGAAAACTCGCTTATAAAGAAGAAGTTGCAAAAGCTAAGAACTATCTTGAAGATCTTAAGGGTAAATATTACGAGGAAATCAAGTTGAGACCTGGTGTTACCCAAGAGCAAAAGAAAGCACTTGA